CATTCCTTTCCAACGCCACCGTCAACATCACGCAGGGCGTCACCACCACCGACCTGTCCGATCAGTGCCGTTCCGTCACCGTGACTATCGGCAGTGACCCGCTTGAGTCCACCGCAATGGGCGACACCGGGCACCGTTTCGTTGGCGGCCTCCAGAGCGTCGAGGTCACGCTGGAAATGTTCCTTTCCTACGGCGCATCCGAGGTGGAGGGCATCCTCGCGTCCTGCGTGGGCACCGGCACCACGGTGCTGACCATCAGCCCGTCCGGCACCACAGAGTCGGCCACCAACCCCGAATACGTCATCACCAACGCCATGCTGGAGAACTTCACGCCCATCGCCAGCACCGTCGGGGAACTCGCGATGGTGACCGCCACGTTCACCGGCGGCACATGGGTCCGCGACGTCACCTGACCTACACACAACCTAGGGAGAACCAATGCAACTGAACTTGCACGTCACCACCAACGACGGCGACGACTACACAGTCACCACCAACCTGTTCGTGGTGGTCGCATGGGAACGCAAATACAAGCGGAAAGCATCTGAACTGGCCGCCGGCATTGGCGTTGAGGATCTGGCGTTCATGGCGTTCGAGTCTTGCAAACAGGCTGGCATCACCGTTCCCGCAGTGTTTGACGATTACGTCAAGAAACTGGCCGCGATTGAGGTTGTGGGGCAGGAACCCGAAAACCCTTCCTGAAAGGCTCGTACCACTATTCGCTAGCGGTGGTGCTTGTCTCTACCGGGTACTGGCCACCGCAGATACCGTTTGAGGGGCGTGACCTAGCCACGGTTGTTACTATCTTGAACGAGCAAGCGAGGAAGCAGCGATGACCCCACAAACGAGCATCACATTGGTGGGGGTTGAGGACGCAATCAAGGCGCTCCGCAAGATTGACCCCGAGTTGCGTAAACAATTTAACCGTGACGCCAAGGACATTGCTCAGCCCGCGATCAGTGAGGCGCAGCGCAATTATCCCGAAATGCCCCTGTCGGGCATGAACCGGCAGTGGAAATCCAAGGGCCGCACCCTGTTTCCGTATGTGGCTGCCAAGGCTCGACGTGGTGCCAAGGTCAAGGTGGACACGTCCCGCAAAACCCGCAACGTCATCCTGATACAGCAAACCGACCCGGGCGCAATCATCTTTGAGACCGCTGGTAGGCGCACAGACAACGCTCTGGGGCGTTCTCTAGGCACTGTGGCACCGACTGAGACCCGTGTGCTGTCCAAGGCCGTGACGGCCAACAGGGCGCGTCTGGAGGCTGGATTTGAGCGTTTGGTCCGCGACGTGATGCACACCGTCAACAGGGAAACCCGCTAATGGCCATTTCAATCCCCATCATTTCTGAATTTGCGGACGCCGGCGTCAAGAAAGCCATTGCCCAGTTCAAGCAGTTAGAGACCACGGGCGAGAAAGCCCAGTTTGCGTTAAAGAAGGCCGCTATTCCAGCGGCGGCTGCGGTGGCGGGTTTGGCTGCCGCCATGGGGGACGCGGTCAAGGCCGCAATGGACGACGAAAAGTCCCAGCAAATGCTCGCGCGCCAGTTGAAGGCAACAACCGGGGCAACCGACGACCAGATCAAGAGTGTTGAAAAGTACATCAGCGCTCAGGGCCGCAATCTTGGCATTACGGATGACCAGTTGCGTCCGGCGCTTGCGGGGCTGGTTCGGGTCACTAAGGATGTCAACGAGGCTCAGAACGCTGCCAGCCTTGCTATGGACATTGCCGCCGCCAAGGGTGTCAGCCTTGAAACAGTCAGCAAGGCGCTGGAACGCGCCTATGGGGGCAACACAGCGGCGCTAGCCAAACTGGACCCGTCAGTGCGCGACATGATCAAGGGTGGCGCAACCCTTGAAGAAGTGTTTGCAAAAATGACTGGCACGTTTGGTGGGGCCGCCAAGGAGGCAAGCAACACGGCTGCGGGCGGGTTTGCCAAACTGAAACTGTCCCTCGACGAGACAAAAGAATCCATTGGGGCGGCACTGTTGCCAGTGCTCCAGAAGGTGCTGCCGTATCTGCAGAAGGCTGCGGATTGGGCGCAGGACAACCCCAAAGCGTTTACCATCATTGCGGGCACGATTGGCGCTGTCGCCACAGCCATTCTCGCCGTAAACGCGGCTATGGCCCTGAACCCGTTCGGCCTCATTGCGGTCGGTATCGCCGCTCTCGTCACCGGCATCACAGTTGCGTATACAAAGTTTGAGGGTTTCCGCAACGTTGTCCGCAACGTCGTAAACGGGCTGGCAACCTATTTCGAGTTCATGGCCAACGCATGGATCAAAGCCATCAACCTTGTCATTCGGGGCATCAACATTGTGAACCCCGGCAAGGATGTGCCGAGCATCCCGGCAGTGTCGCTGGGACGGCTGGGCGGTGAGGGCGGTGGCGGCACAGGCAGCGCCCGCCAGTTTGAGTCGCCGGTGTCGTCGTCTGGGTCAACCGCGGCGGTGGTGCCCAGCCTTGGGGCGGGGGTTGTGGCTGGTGCGGCGTCCCGTGCAACAGGGGGTGGTGGTGCGGCTGCGGCTGCGCCCCGCCTAACCGGACCCGACGGCTTTGTCGGTCCCGGCTACGGCGAAATCCCCATCTCCATGTTGAGCCTCAACCAGATTGACCCGTCTATCGGTGGCACCATGGGGCAAACCATTGTCAACGTCGAGGTGAACGGTGGCGACCCGCAGTCGGTGGTTGACGCTATCCAGCGGTGGACCCGCCAAAACGGGCCGTTGCCGATTGCGGTGACGTACTAAGCCATGGCTATCCCGTACTGGACGGCAGAACTGCCCGGCCCCGTCTCGATTACGAACATTCAGACGGTGACGGTTACGTCGGGGCGTCGAGTGCTGACCGATTTTTACGCTGCGGGCCGTGCCACCATCAACGGACGCCGCCCCGATCTGTTGCCGACAATCAACATTGGCGACACTGTCACCTTGCGCCTGTACAACCCGAACACGACCCCTACGTCGTTGGTGGTTCTGCCGTTGCGCGTAGCGGACCTGCAGATTACTTACGGCGCGGTTGCCGCAATGGACACTTGGACGCTGTCGCTGGAGGACGCGTTCGCCACGTTGGGGCGGGGCCGCATTACCCGCACATGGTCTGCCGGCACCACCACAAACGTGGCGTTTGAGGATGTTTGCCTCGACCTTGGGTTGAGTTACACAACCGTTGTGTCTCAGCCAACAAAAACGTTGTCAGCGACCACGGTGACGGACGAGAACGCGTTGAACGTCATGCAAACCATTGTTAACACGGAGCAGGGTTTGCTGTACGCATACAGCACAGGGTTGGCGTTTTATACGCGGGGCTGGCAGCAGTACACGACGTTTTACGCGTTCGGGGATGCTGGCGGTGCCAATACTGCGTACCAGCAGGTGCAGTTCATGTCGATGGCTGACAACTACGCCACCTATGTTTTGGTCACAATCAACGGGGGCACCCCAACGGTGGCAGGCACCGGGGACTATTCGTACCGGCTCGACACTTACGCGCTCAACGGATCTGAGGCGTTGTCGGTGGCGCAGTACGTTCAGGGAGCGTTGCAGGACACGACGGCGGTGCCGAACACGTTGTCGGTGCTGTTGAACACGGAAACCTCAACGCGGACGCTGGACGCAATCAACAACCAGTCGGGCGTGACGTTGACCTTGCGGGGCCAGACGTACACGGCCAATATCATTGGCTGGACGATTAGCAGCACTCCTGAGCAGACCCGGGTGACGTTCCAGTTGGCGGGGACTGAGCAGTACAACTATTTGGTGCTGAACAACAGTGTTTACGGCACCCTCAATAACAACAGGTTAGGATTCTGATATGGCTATCAAGACGTTTGCGGTGGGTGAGGTTCTGACTGCGTCGGATACGAACACGTATTTGGCGAACAGCGGCCTCGTGTACGTCGGTTCCATTACCTTCACCGGGCAAACGGGCGCAAACCTTGATTCCGTGTTCACTGGCACATACCGCAATTACCTGATTGTTGCTGACCTAACAACTTCAGCAGCGGAAACGGTCATTTATCAACTTCGCGCAGGTGGAGTTACCAACACCGGGCTAAACGTGCAGGCTGTCCAACAGTATTTCCAATGGGGAACGGCTGGGGCTTTCTACAACCAATTGACAAACCAAAACTACGCGTATTTTGGCTACGGCAACACCAACGGGTTTGGTACAGCAATGTGGGTGTACGGCCCACAATTAGCCAAATACACGTACACGCAGTTGCAGGGTTCAGCAATTACATTTCCCAGCAACAGCGTTGCGCGACACGACGTAAATACTCAGTACGACGGTATTCGCATTGCATCGTTTGGAACGGCAACAATTACGGGAAGCGTCACCGTGTACGGGCATAGGATTGTGTAATGAGTGACCCACGCATTGAGATTTTTTATAACGCAGAAACAGGCGAAACCATCACTCGGGAACTAACCCCCGAAGAAATCGCCGCACTCCCCGAGGCCACCCATGACACTCCAGAACCCCAGTAAAGCCCTAATAGCCCTTGTCGCCCTGATTTGCGTCACCGTCCTGATTGCAGTCGGCTCCATTGACTCCAACCAAGGACTGCCCATCATCACCATGATTGTCGGCTACGCAGTCGGCAACGGCATTGCCGCCCGAAAAGGCGACCCCGTAGAACCCATCATCGGCCGCAAAAATGGCAACCCG